TCTGAGAATCTCGGTAACGGTAATGACAACCAGTTCAATGAGATGGCATTCTCAATCGAGAAGGTTCTCGTTGAAGCAAAGTCAAGAGCCCTCAAAGCTGAGTACTCCTTAGAACTCGCTCAGGACCTCAAGGCTATCCACGGTCTAAACGCAGAAGCAGAACTTGCTAACATTCTCTCCACTGAGATCCTCGCTGAGATCAACAGAGAAGTTATCAGAACCATCTACAAGGTCGCTGAGCAAGGTGCTGCTGTAAATACTGCTACCGCTGGTGTATTTGACCTTGACGTTGATTCCAACGGTCGTTGGTCTGTTGAGAAGTTCAAGGGTCTACTCTTCCAAATCGAGCGTGATGCTAACGCAATCGCACAAAGAACTCGTAGAGGTAAGGGTAACGTTATCATGTGTTCTGCTGACGTTGCATCTGCTCTCAGCATGGCTGGTGTACTCGACTACACCCCTGCTCTGAATGCAAACCTCAACGTTGATGACACTGGTAACACCTTCGCTGGTGTTCTGCTCGGTAAGTTCCGCGTATATATCGACCCATATTCAGCAAACGTATCTGCTAACCAGTACTACGTTGTTGGTTATAAGGGTTCCAGCCCATATGATGCTGGTCTCTTCTACTGCCCATATGTTCCTCTCCAAATGGTTCGTGCCGTTGGTGAGAACACCTTCCAGCCTAAGATTGGCTTTAAGACCAGATATGGTCTTGTTGCTAACCCATTTGCTGAAGGCACCACTCAAGGTCTCGGCAGACTTCAAGTTAACGCAAACCGTTACTACAGAAGAGTTCAAATCAAGAACCTCATGTGAGTCTGGTCACAATTTAATCAAGAGACCCGAAAGGGTCTCTTTTTTTATCTAAATAGTTAGAAAACAATGACTACAGGTAATCTTTATAGTAATCAAATCCAAAATAGAAATTTTCTATCTTCTATTGCATTCAAATTTACTTTGAATAGAGCACGTAAAGTATCATTCTTTTCTAACTCTGCAAATATACCAGGAATGACTTTAGGTGTTGCAGAGCAACCAACTTATCTAAAAAATATTGATATTCCAGGAGATAAAATAGTATTTCAAGATTTTACTCTAAGATTTATTGTAGATGAGAATTTAGAAAATTATATGGAGATTCAAAGATGGATGCGTGGTCTTGGATTTCCAGAGTCATTAGAAGAAATTTATAACTTACAAAAACAAGATAATACTCAGTTAGGATTTGATAGCAAATCCATGAACATTTATTCTGATGGAACTTTGCAAATTTTGAATAGCAATCAAAGACCACAGTTTGATGTTATATTTAAAGATATGTTTCCATATGATTTGTCAGAATTAACATTTGATGCTACCAATCCAGATGTAGAATACTTTACTGCAGAGGTATCTTTCAAGTATACTATTTACGATATATATGACCCAAAAGGAAATAAATTATGATTCTTGACCTTGAACAAATCCAACAAATGTGGGAAAAGGATGCTCACATTGATATGGATAACTTACATACTGAATCAATTAATGTTCCGTTGTTACATGCTAAATACTTTGAGATTTACAACAATGTAATTCTTCTTAAAAAGAAAGCAGAACAACAAAGAAAAAATATTCGTCACGAGCGTTATGAATATTTTACTGGTAAAGCAGACCCAGAAGTTTACGTAGAATATCCCTTCCCTAAAAAAATTAGAGATAAAGATACTCTTCAAAAATACTTGGATGCAGATGAAAAGTTGTCTCAAATTAGTTTAAAAGTTGAGTATTACGAAACAATTTTAAACTACTTAGAAAGTATTCTAAAGGTAATTCAAAACAGAACATACCAAATAAAGAATGCTATTGAATTCTTAAAATTCCAAGCAGGATATGGTTGATAACTTTGATCTTTTGATTTCAAAATCAAACGAAGTATATTTAAAAATTACATGTGAACCCCACATAGAATATGAATTAAGGGACTATTTTAAATTTGAAGTCCCTAATGCAAAATTTATGCCTCAATATAGAGGTAGAAATTGGAATGGAGAAATACATTTATTTGATATTAGAACCAAACAACTCTACGTAGGTTTATTAGATAAATTAATTTCTTTTTGTGGTAATTATAATTACAATTACAAATTTGAAGATAATAAATTCTATGGGATGCCATTTGAAGTTAATGATGGCATTTCATATGAAGGTGTCAAAGATTATATGAAATCTATTTGTTCTCATGTTCCTAGAGATTATCAAATAGAGGGAGTATACGATGCTCTAAAACATAATAGAAAATTATTGATAAGTCCCACTGCATCTGGCAAATCTTTGATGATTTACTCTCTCGTAAGATATTATGTGGAGAGAGGGCAAAAAATTCTTGTAGTTGTTCCAACGACATCTCTTGTAGAGCAGATGTACAAAGATTTTGAGGATTATAGTTGGGATGCTTCATCGTACTGTCACAAAATTTATTCTGGTAGGGAAAAAACTAATAACTCTCCAGTAACAATTACTACTTGGCAATCAATTTATAAACTTGAAAGAGGTTTCTTTGAAGACTTTGATGTTGTAATTGGCGATGAAGCTCATTTATTTAAATCTAAATCATTAATACAAATCATGACAAAGCTACATCATGCAAAGTATAGATTTGGATTTACAGGAACTTTAGATGGAACCCAAACTCATAAATGGGTCCTTGAAGGATTATTTGGTCCATCTTATAAAATTATAAGAACTTCAGAGTTGATGGAGAAAGGGCACGTATCAAAATTAGATATTAGATGTTTAGTATTAAAGCATAAACCAAGAATATTTGCAACATATGAAGATGAAGTTCAATTTATAATTTCTCATGATAAAAGGAATAATTTTATTAAAAATTTATCCCTAGATCTAAAAGGCAATACTCTTATTTTATTCTCAAGGGTTGAGACTCATGGAAAACCTTTGTATGAATTAATATATAATGCTAAAAAAGCAAATAGAAAAGTATTTTTTATTCATGGTGGTGTTGATACTGAAGAGAGAGAACTTGTTAGAGAAATAACGGAACGAGAAGAAGATGCAATCATTATTGCTTCATATGGTGTATTTTCTACAGGAATAAATATAAGAAACCTACACAATGTAATTTTTGCCTCTCCGAGTAAGTCTAGAATTCGTAATCTCCAATCTATCGGAAGAGTTCTTAGGAAGGGTAAAAATAAAACTAAAGCAATGTTATATGACATATCTGATGATTGCACATATAATTCAAGAAAAAATTATACTTTGAATCATTTAATAGAAAGAATTAAAATTTATAATGAAGAAAAGTTTAATTATGAAATAATAACAATTAACTTAAAGGAATAATTATGGAAGACGATTTTTATGCAACAGTTAAGTTAAAAAGTGGAGAAGAGATATTTTCAAAAGTAATGCCTTGCTTTGAACAAGACAAAACCTTATTACTCATAACACATCCAATTACAGTATCTGAAATTACAACTAGAAAAGGAGTAACTGGATATAAATTAGAACCCTGGTTAAAAACAACTAAGGAAGATATGTTTATTCTTGATATGGATGATGTCCTTACACTAAGCGAATCAAAGGACGTTGAAATGATTATTATGTATCAATCATGGATTAGAGAATCTACTGATTTTGATCCTAAAGATAATCCTCACGGTATTAGAAAAAAAATTAATAGAAAGATGGGATATATCTCTAATGTTAATGATGCTAAAGAGATATTAGAAAAACTCTATAAAAATAGTTAATATATAAACTTGAAAGCGCAACAATGCTATTATACCCATTTTTGGATACCTCTGTCAAGCCTTGATTCTTCTCGTATAATAGTGTTATAATTTGAACAATTAATAAAGTTATTTTATGGGTATCCAGGCAGTGCCTAAAAGAAAGAGATCAATTCACTACGTTAATAACAAGGAATTTCTTTTAGCTTTGATTGAGTATAGAAAGCAGTTGAGTGCAGCTCAAGAGCGTGGAGATCCTAAACCACAAATTACAAATTATTTGGGAGAGTGCTTTTTAAAAATAGCAACTCATCTATCATTTAAACCTAATTTTGTCAATTACATCTTTAAAGATGATATGATTTCTGATGGCATAGAAAATTGTGTGATGTACATTCATAATTTTGATCCAGAGAAATCTCAAAATCCCTTTGCTTATTTTACTCAGATTATACACTATGCTTTTTTGCGTAGAATTCAAAAAGAGAAAAAGCAATTAGAAATTAAAAATAAAATTTTGGAAAGGACTGGATTTGATGAAGTCTTTTTTGATGATAACCTCATTGACGGTATGAATTATTCTGACTATAATTCCATTAAGGATAATATTCATTCCAAATCTAGATATTGATGAAAGTAGCAATTATTACAGACCAACATTTTGGTGCTCGTAAAAACTCTAAACTTTTTCATGATTATTTTTTAAAATTTTATAATGATATCTTTTTCCCAACCCTAATCAAAAATGGTATTAAAACCGTTGTAGATATGGGAGATACTTTTGATAGTAGAAAGGGAATTGATTTTGCTGCTCTTGCATGGGCAAAAGATAATTATTACGACAATTTAGAAAAAATTGGAGTTACTGTTCATACAATAGTTGGTAATCATACAGCATATTACAAGAATACTAATGAGATTAATGCTGTAGATCTTCTTTTAAGAGAATATGAAAACGTAAAGGTATATTCCAAACCAACAGAAGTACAACTTGATAAACTCAAAGTTCTTTTTATTCCTTGGATTAATGAAGGAAATTTTGAGGAAACATTTAAAACAGTAAAATCTACGAATTGTACATGTGCTATGGGGCATCTTGAACTTTCTGGATTTCCACCATACCGTGGTTTTACTATGCAAGAAGGTATGGATTCTAAGTTGTTTGATAAATTTGAATTAGTTTTTTCTGGACATTACCACACTCGCTCTGATAATGGTAAGGTTTTTTACTTGGGTAATCCATACGAAATATACTCTAATGATATTGGAGATACTCGTGGATTTCATATTTTTGACACAGAAACTCGTTCTTTACAGTCAGTAAATAATCCTTATACGATGCATGAAACAATTTATTATGATGATAATAATTATCAAACATTTGATGTAAGAAATTATGAAAATAAAATTGTAAAATTGATAGTCAAGAAAAAGACAGATGAAAAAAAATTTGAAAAATTTATTGACAAACTTTATCTAACAAATATTGCAGAATTAAAAATTGTAGAATCTTTCGCAGACTCGACAACTTTAAATGAAGAATATGATTTAGAATCGGAAGATACAGTATCTATTTTAAATAAGTATGTTGATGATTTTGAAGACTCAATAAATAAAGCATCTGTAAAAAGAATCATTCAACAAGTATATAAACAAGCTTGTGAGTTAATCTAACATGTACATTCTTACTTTAGAAGGTAGAGAAGAGCAAGGTGCTTATTCTGTAACCAACCAAAAAGGTCAACAAATTCTTTACCTCTTTGAAGAAGAAGACGATGCTGTAAGATTTGCAATGATGTTAGAAGAAGATGATTATCCATCACTAGTAGTGATTGAAATAGATGATGATTTAATTATAAAAACATGCGAAATTAATCGCTATGAATATGCAATTATTACTGCAAATGACATTGTAATTCCTCCAGAACAAAATGATATTATTTGAAAAAATTCGCTATAAAAACTTTTTAAGCACTGGTAATCAATTTACTGAAATTGACCTAGCAAAGTCACCCACCACTTTAATTATTGGTAACAATGGATCTGGAAAAAGTACGATCCTTGATGCCTTGACTTTTTCTTTGTTTGGAAAATCTTTTAGGGGCGTTAACAAACCACAATTAATTAATTCTGTAAATGAAAAAGATTGTTTGGTTGAAATTGAATTTAAAATAGGAACTAATGCTTGGAAGATTGTTAGGGGTCTTAAACCTACGATTTTTGAAATTTATAAAAATGGCGAACTTTTAAATCAAGAAGCTGCTAGTAAAGACCAGCAAACTTGGTTGGAAAGTATTGTTCTAAAAATGAACTACAAGTCTTTTACTCAAATTGTTATTTTGGGTAGTAGCAATTTTGTTCCTTTTATGCAGTTGGCAGCAGCAACTAGAAGAGAAGTCATTGAAGACCTTTTGGATATTAAAATCTTTTCATCAATGAATTCTGTCTTAAAGGATAGAGTTAAAACGTGTAGAGATGAAATTAAAAATTTGGAATATAAAAGAGAATCTATTCAAGATAAACTTAACATGCAAAAAAGTTTTATCGAACAGATTGAAAATATTGGAAAGAAAGATATTGAAAATAAAAATAATGTAATTAAAAATATAAGAGAAGAAAATGAAAAATTGCTGACTGACTCTCTTACTTTAGAAGATTCTTTAGTTAAAAAACAAGAGCAATTAGTTGAATTTTCTGGTGCAAATGATAAGTTGCGTAAACTTGGCAATTTAAAGGGAAAGTTATCTCAAAAAATCACAACTGTAATAGAAGACCACAAGTTCTTTACTAGTAATACGGTTTGCCCAACTTGTACTCAATCTATTGAAGAGGATTTTAGGATAAATAAAATTAGTGACGCCCAAAATAGAGCAAAAGAGTTGCAGTCTGGTTACAAAGAACTAGAGGAGGCAATTAAAGAGGAGGAAGATCGAGAGCGTCACTTTACTTCACTATCTAAAGAGGTAACTAACCTAACGCATGAAATTTCTCAAATCAATACTAAGATCTCTGGATACCAAAGACAAATCGGGGACCTTGAACAGGAAATTCAAACTATTACCAATCAACTTAAAAACAGAAATACTGAACACGAAAAATTAAAAGAGTTAGAAGACCAATATGAAGAATTGTGTAAAGAGACCGATTCTAAAAAAGATCTTTTAATTAATTATAATTTTGTATCAGAGTTATTAAAGGATGGTGGAGTAAAAACTCAAATTATTAAAAAGTACTTGCCAGTAATTAATACACAGGTAAATAAGTACTTACAGATGATGGAGTTTTTTATTAACTTTAAACTTGACGAAGAATTTAATGAGTCCATTGAATCTCCGATTCATGATGACTTTTCATATACTTCTTTTAGTGAAGGTGAAAGAATGAGAATTGATTTGGCTTTACTTTTTACTTGGATAGAAATTGCAAAAATTAAAAATTCTTTGAATTGCAATTTAATTATATTTGATGAGACTTTTGATTCTTCTTTGGATACATTTGGCACAGATGAATTTATGAAAATTATTCGTTATGTTATTAAAGATGCGAATACTTTTGTAATCTCTCACAAAGAAGGTATGAGGGATAAATTTTCTGAAGTCTTAAAATTTGAAAAAATTAAAGGATTTAGTAAAGTATCATTATGAAAGTTTTAATTACTGGGCATAGGGGATTTATAGGAAGGAATGTGTTTGCTGATTGGCAAACTACTCATAATCATTTAGTTGTGGGAATGGATTTTCCATATGATATTGAGAATTTTGTTGAAGATAATTATGATTTAGTCATTCATCTTGCAGCGTTTGCAAATATCAGAGAGAGTCTAGAAAATCCACAAAAGTTTTATGAGAATAATGTAGTAAAATCTAAAAAACTTTTTGACTGGTGTAGAGAAACAAATACTAGACTTTTATATGCGTCTTCAAGTGCAGTAGAAGAAGATTATTGGGAGAATCCTTATGCGATGACAAAATGGATTAATGAACAAATGGCACCTCCAAATTCAGTTGGGATGAGGTTTACTACAGTTTATGGTCCAGATAGTCGTTCTGATATGATGTATAGAATGCTTGAAGATAAAACTGCAACCTATGTTACCAATCATAAACGAGATTGGATTCATGTTAAAGATGTTTGTCGAGCAATTCGTTATCTTGTCAGTAGTTCTATCTGTGGTCCAGTTCCTGTTGGGTCTGGTAAATCTGTTTATGTTAAAGACTTGGCAGAAAAAATGGGAATGGGTCACCTACCAGTTAGAGAACTGACCCCAGGGGAAAGACAAGACAACGTGGCAGATACTACAATCCTAACTAGTATTGGATGGTTCCCAACCATTAACGTTCTGGATACAATCAATGAACACCCCCAATTGGCAACACCACTCTAAAAAGGAGCAGAAGCGGAAACTAAAACCGCAAGCACTCCGACAAGCAAAGGCACGTCGTCAAGCACTTAAAAAGCGTCTCAATCGAGACGCTTCTTCTTTTTTCATAAATATTTAAAAAAAATTATGGCAAAAGACGAAACTGAAATTGGTATTACTGGATTACCAATTCCTAAAAAGAAAAGATCTCCAGCAAAGCAACATGAGTTTGAAAAGAAGAGAAGGCAAAATTTAGGACCAAACGTTGGGGGAAGACCAATTAGATCTGATGTAACCCCAAATTATAATCCGCGCCAAAGAACATTTGAACAATTTATGGAAGAAGTTAATAAAAAATTCCAAGACAGTTGACCAATTTTTGAACTGTCCACCACCCTCTTTTGCCAGAGGGATTTTTTTGTATACTTGATTGAGTTCAAACGAATCTAATGTCTGTTCGCCACGAAATCAAGTCCCAACTCGCCAAGCTGCTTGCTACCGAAGACCTTGTGGTTGAGCACAAGAAGGTGGAGACTGCTTGCTTTAATGTTCATACTCGTGTCCTGACTCTGCCGATGTGGGAGAAGGCAAGCAACACCGTGTATGACCTTCTGGTGGGTCACGAAGTTGGTCACGCTCTCTATACACCTGATGAAGACTGGTTGAAGGAGCATAAGATTCCCCCACAGTTTGTGAATGTAGTAGAGGATGCTCGTATTGAGAAACTGATGAAGCGTCGTTATGCTGGTCTCGCCAAGACCTTCTATAACGGTTACAAGGAACTTGCCGATGATGATTTCTTCCAGATTGGTGATGATAAACTGGAAACTTATAATCTTGCCGATCGCGCAAATCTTTATTTCAAGATTGGTAACTACACAGATATTCCCATTGAGCGTGGTGAAGAGACTGAAATTATCAATCTGATTGCCGACACTGAAACCTTTGCTGATGTGCTCGTGGCAGCAGAGGAACTCTATAAGTATTGTAAACACAAGCAACAGGAAGAAACCAAGATTTCTTTGGATAATCTTGAGTCCCAGCAGAGTGGTGCTAACAATCAACCTGCTTCCGACTTTACTGACCAGCAGGAAGGTGAGAATGACCAACCAGAGTCTGATGGTTCTGGAGGTGCTAATTCTCAAGAAAAGTCTCAACAAAGAGAACAAACTATCAAATCCCCTATTGGTGCGGAGAATATTGAAGAACCAGAAGTTAAGACTATGGATTCTCTTGAGGAAGCTCTTAAGGATCTTGTAGATAACTCTTGTTTTGAAAACGTTTATCTAGAATTGCCCGAACTAGATCTTGGTAAAATTATTGTTCCAAATTCCGAAATTCATTCTAAATGTAGTGAGAGTTGGAATGAGTTTCTTGAAAATCACAACTTCTCTAAAGAACATATTTTTGGTGAAGTGGACAAGCGATATCAAGAATTTAAAAAATCAGCACAAAAAGAAGTTACATATCTTGTTAAAGAGTTTGAATGTCGTAAAGCAGCTGACTCTTATTCTCGATCGACAGTTGCTCGTACTGGTGTTTTGGACTGTTCTAAACTTCATACCTATAAGCATAATGAAGATCTTTTTAAAAAAGTAACTACTCTTGCTGAAGGAAAAAATCATGGATTGGTGTTTATTTTAGACTGGTCTGGATCAATGTCTGATGTAATTGTCGATACTATTAAACAGTTGTTTAATCTGATTTGGTTCTGTAAAAAAGTCTCAATTCCTTTTGAAGTATACGCATTCACTACCGATTATCCTTTGGTCAAATATAGTTCAGATGGAAAGGCAGATCTTCGTATGCTATCTTATAAAAAAAGAGATGGACTCATTCAAGTTGTAGAATGGTTTTCTTTGATGAATATGTTGACTAGTAAAACAAATTCAAAAATTCTGGAAGAACAAATGAAAAATATTTTCCGAATTGCTCATTCATTTGATCGCCATTTTTATTGTCAATATAGTGTTCCTTCTGGTCTTAGTCTTTCGGGAACGCCATTAAATGAATCTCTAATCGCTTTGCATCAAATTCTTCCAAAATTTCAAAAAGATAATAAACTCCAAAAAGTTCAATGTGTTATTCTTACTGATGGTGAAGCTTGTAATGTTACCTATCACCGCGAAGTTAAGCGTCATTGGGAATCTGAACCATATTTGGGAACATCCCATATTGGAGCAAATGCTTACCTAAGAGATCGTAAAACTGGGAATACATATGCGTTCGATGGTAATCATCATACGATTACTGAAATTCTTCTTCAAAATCTTAGGGACAAATTCTCAAACATCAACTTTATTGGAATTCGTGTCCTTGAACCTAGGGATGCTGGTAATTTTATTCGTCGCTATTATGGTTGGTATGGAGAAGAATTGGATAAAATGATGAGCGTTTGGAAAAAAGAAAAAACAATTTCTATTAAAAAATCTTCCTACAATACTTATTTTGGATTGTCTGCAACTGCTCTTGCCCAAGATAGTGAGTTTGACATTGCGGAATGTGCTACTAAATCACAAATTAAATCCGCTTTTGTTAAAAGTCTTAGGGGTAAAAAAATGAATAAAAAAATCCTTAATGAATTTATTGAGTTGGTAGCAAAATGAATTTGCAACACATAGTTAAAGAAGAAACTAAAGAAGTATTCATTTTATGTGATAGTGTAATCACAGCAATGGGAGTGGAGTCCTGGGTAAAAAAGTATTACCCAGGATATACCGCTAAAATAATATCTAAAAAATTCTTTGAGCAGATGGGACAATCTTAGAACCGTCCACTGGTAACTCCATCTTCCTCAAAGTCAGTGTACAATTACTATGTTGAAACAAACCACCCAACTACATCATGTCTCGCAAATCTTCTGTGAACGACGAAGCCCTTTTTGATAGCATCAAAGAACTTTATGGTTCTGAAATTACTTCTGGCGATCTTAGGGGTTTCTGTGCTTCTCATGGTCTGAATTATCAGACAGTGACTCGTCGCCTTGAGCAATTTAAAACTTCTCGTGGGCGTTGGAATCTTGAGGTAACCCAAGAGCGAGTCAATGAAATTGAACGTACATTCCAGTCTCCCTCTGCTCTTCCTTCCATCGAACAAAATCTTATTCCTGACAAAGATGATACCTTCGTCCAGTTTGGTAATTTTAAAGATGTTAAACGTATTATTCAGTCCTGTTTGTTTTATCCAACGTTCATTACGGGTCTTTCGGGTAATGGTAAAACGTTCAGTGTGGAACAAGCTTGTGCTCAACTAAAGCGTGAGATGATTCGTGTCAACATCACGATTGAGACTGATGAGGATGATTTGATTGGTGGTTTCCGTCTGGTGAATGGTGAGACCGTTTGGCACAATGGTCCTGTTGTGGAAGCTCTGGAACGTGGTGCAATTCTGCTTCTGGATGAGATTGACCTTGCCTCCAATAAAATCCTCTGCCTTCAGTCTGTTCTGGAAGGCAAGGGTGTCTTCCTTAAGAAAATTGGTAAGTATGTCAAACCCGCTGCGGGTTTCAACGTTGTTGCTACCGCTAACACCAAAGGTAAGGGTAGTGATGATGGTCGCTTCATCGGCACTAACGTTCTCAACGAAGCATTCCTTGAGCGTTTCCCTGTGACCTTTGAGCAGTCCTATCCTGCTCCTGCTACTGAACAGAAGATTCTGGAAGGCATTGCTCTGGACCTTGGCGTGGAAGACCGCGACTTCTGTAAGCGCCTGGTTGACTGGGCAGACATCATTCGCAAGACCTTCTACGATGGTGGTATTGATGAAATCATTAGCACCCGCCGTCTTGTCCATATCATTCGTGCTTATAGCATCTTCCAAGACAAGGCAAAGGCAATCCAAGTGTGTGTGAATCGTTTTGATGACGAAACCAAACAGTCCTTCCTGGAACTGTATGATAAAGTGGATGCTGACTTCCAAATGCCTTCTACTGGTCCTGAACTGACTGCAGAATACATTGACCAACCCACCCCATTCTGATATAATTGGGGGAGGTAAATTATGACCCTCCCCTTTATTATGGACGAACATCCTTATTCAGAAAACGATTTTAATTTAATGTCTAACTTATCAAATCAAGATTTTTGGGTTGAAGATGGAATTAGTTTAACAGGTAATCCCAATCCTTCACCAGACATGATTGTTCTTGGATCTAGACTCCCTGGTGGTATGGGTGATGACCACCTTACTTTGAATTCACCTTACACTTTTAATCTTAATATGAGTGAAACTAAAAATCATCTTTGGAAATACAATGAAGATAAAATCCTCAAAGATATTGAGGATTATGTGACTAGCACTTATGGTAGTCATTACTGTGGGCACAATCAAGATCACAAAGACATTCAAACTATTGATTTGATGGCAGCTAAGGATCTTGCTCCTGGTTTTTGTCAAGCAAATATTCTTAAATATGGCAGTCGTTATGGTGACAAAGATGGTCGCAACAAACGTGACCTGATGAAAGTCATTCACTATGCCATGCTACTCCTTCACTTTGATGGGCATTATTCTCGCAAAGACAATGGTCTTTCCGAATTTCGATGATTATGAATTTGAACTCCCAAACTATGAAACTTTCTGATAAAACTCTGAATCTTCTAAAGAACTTTTCTAACATTAATCAATCTATTCTTTTTAAACAAGGTAGTAAGCTTCGCACCATTAGTGTTATGAAGAACATTCTTGCAGAAGCAGACATCACCGAAGAGATCCCTAAAGACTTTGGAATTTACGATCTCAATCAATTTTTGAATGGATTGGATCTACATAAAGATCCTGCACTTGACTTTACTCATGATAGTTATGTTGTAATTCGTGAGGGTAAAACTCGTTCAAATTACTTTTTTGCTGATCCAAACGTAATTATTACTCCTCCAGAAAAAGAACTTATTCTTCCTTCTGAAGACGTATCGTTTAGCATTACTTCCGATCAACTGACTCGTCTTATTAAAGCTGCTAATATCTTCCAACTTCCTGATTTGTCTGTTATCGGTGAAGCAGGTGTTGTTAAGATTGTGGTCCGCGATAAAAAGAATGATACCTCTAATGACTTCCAAGTTATTGTGGGTGAGACTGAACTTAACTTCTGCTTTAATTTTAAAGTAGAAAATATTAAGATTATTCCTGGAACATATCAGGTCAGCATCTCAAGTAAACTTTTGTCACGTTTTGACAGTAAGGATTATGACCTGAAGTATTATATTGCTCTGGAACCTGATTCAACATTTGGATGAACATTTTTGTAACCTCTCCTTGGCCTGCTGAAAGTGCTGTCTGTCTCCCTGATAAACACGTTGTCAAAATGCCATTAGAGTGCTGTCAGATGCTCTCTATCGTGGCATCTGACAAATGGGGACATGGATACGGAACTCTTCCAAAGTCTGATGGAACGCCATACAAGACAGAGAAGGGAGCATTCCGTAATCATCCATGTACAAAGTGGGCAATGGAATCAATCCACAATGCCTACTGGTTAATTAAGTGGGGACTTAACTTGTCAGATGAGTACGCCCTTCGCTATAATAAGATTCACTCTTGTTATAAAACACTTGTGGATGCTTATTATCTTTTTCCTAAAGGAAAGATTACTGAAGTAACACCGTTTGCGAGAGCGATGCCTGATGAGTATAAACTTGACACAAGCATTGACACTTTTACTGCTTACAAGATGTATATCGCATCCAAATCTTGGGTTGCATCTAATTATCTTCGTATGCCAGAACGAAAACCTGATTGGGTATAAAAAATTATGAGTCGTGATGAATTTTTGTGGGTTGAGAAATATCGCCCCAAAACAATTGAAGATTGTATTCTCCCTGAGAATATTAAGAAAACATTTACAGACTTTCTAAATAAAGGCGAAGTGCCAAACTTGCTTCTTGCTGGTCCTGCTGGATGTGGCAAGACAACGGTGGCAAAAGCACTCTGTAATGAATTGGGAGTAGATGTTTATGTCATTAACGGATCCGACGAAGGTAGATTCCTCGATACTGTCCGAAACAATGCGAAGAACTTCGCTTCGACCGTCTCACTTTCGTCAACTGCTAAACACAAAGTCATCATCATTGATGAGGCAGATAACACAACAAACGACGTACAACTCCTCCTACGTGCTTCTATTGAGGAGTTTGCTAACAACTGTAGATTCATCTTTACCTGTAATTACAAGAACAAAATCATTGAACCACTCCATTCTCGATGTGCAGTCGTCGAATTTGGAATTAAGTCAAAGGAAAAACCAAAACTTGCTGCAGCATTTTTTACTCGCCTTCAAGACATCCTTCAAAAAGAGTCAATTCAATATGACCAAAAAGTACTGATTGAATTGGTTAATAAGCATTTTCCAGATTGGAGGCGAGTACTTAATGAGTGCCAACGTTATGCTGTTGGTGGAAAAATTGATACAGGAATCCTGGCATCATTCTCTGATACTAATGTAAATGAACTTATTAAAAATCTCAAAACTAAAAACTTTACTGAAGTCCGAAAGTGGGTGGTCGGGAACTTGGATAACGATGCTTCAAGTTTACTTCGTAGGATTTATGACTCCTCTCTTGATGATCTTTCACCCCAATCTATTCCTGCTGCCGTTCTTATTGTTGCTAAGTACCAATACCAATGTGCATTCGTGGCTGACCAAGAAATAAATCTTCTTGCTGCTCTTACTGAAATTATGGTGGAGTGTGAGTTTAAATGAAAAACAAAAAACTCAAAGAACTTATTCAAAAACCTTTAAGGTTTCATCATCAAGATATTCATGAGGAACTTGATGAACTCAAAAAACAACATCAAGTTAAATCCAAGTGGTACTATATCTTTTGGGGTTCTATGGCAATCGCTGTTGTTACTGGACAAGTATATATTGGTTTAGGATACAAAGAAATGGCAAATGCCTTTAAATCAATTCAAATTCATGTAGGATGTTCACAATGAATGTAAAACTTATTAGACTGAATACTGGAGAAGACGTTATTGCTGATCTAATCAGTGAGACTGAAAATTCTCTTGTTTTATCAAATCCAATTGTTGCGGTTCCTTCTGGAAGAGGTGAACTTGGGTTTGCACCTTGGTCTCCTCTTCTTAGTAAAGAAGTGAAAGAGATTACAATTAATAAACACTATGTTGTTTATGTATCTGAGACTCAAGATCAAATTGTAGAACAATATAATCAAATTTTTAGTCCAATCATCACACCTAGCAAACAACTATCCCTTTGATTTTTATTTTTTATTATGATTAACATTGAACGTATTAACCTTGAAGAGTTTTTTGGTTGCGTTAAAGCAACTAACACAACTCAAATGAAATCTAATGCATTTAAAACTCTCCGCACTTGGTTGCAAGAAAAGTCTTTTGCAAAGTGGAGTGATGGTCAACTTGAATATGTTGGTGATTTTAAAGATGGAGTTGATTTTGTCTCCGCTGATGAAGTTAACTATGAGATGAAAGGTAAACTTAAAATGTTTAATAAAAATGGATCTACTGGTGTTGTCGATCTTAAGAATTTTCGTGGGGAAACAAAAGTAGTAGAAAAAACTTTTGATTATATGCTCCTTGTAGATACTGATTCTATGACACTTGGAGTTACTGATTGGGAAACTGTTAATAAGCGCGTTTACTTCACTCCCAAATCTCCAGTTGCAAAATTTAAACTTCTTCCTGGTGATTTTACTATTCTTGCTTCAAATGTAAAACCAGCAGAAAAAAAAATTACTTCTGCACAGATTCTTGAAAATCTTCAGGAGATCCTTTGATGAAATCTCTTAAAACTCCCCTTCGTTATCCTGGTGGTAAGTCTCGTGCTTGTGAGAAGATGGGACCATACTTTCCAGATCTTCGTAACTATAATGAGTTCCGAGAACCATTCCTTGGTGGTGGAAGTGTTGCGATTTATATCACAAAAAAATATCCTAACCTAGATATTTGGGTAAATGATTTATATGAACCATTGGTAAACTTCTGGCAACAACTTCAGATGTTTGGTAATGATTTAAAAAATGAGTTAGTTGATTGTAAATTAGCGTATAATACTCCTGAACTTGCTAAAGAACTTTTCCTAAAGTCAAAGGAGCATGTAAATGACAAAAATATGCCCAGTTTTGATCGTGCTGTGGCTTTTTATGTTGTTAATAAGTGTAGCTTCAGTGGTCTCACAGAGAGTTCATCATTTTCAGAACAAGCATCGAACTCCAACTTCTCTATGCGCGGGATCGAAAAACTGCCTGCGTATTCTGCTTTAATTAAAAATTGGCGTATAACTAATTATTCCTACGACTATCTGATGGATGGAAACAAGAGTGCTTTTATGTATCTCGATCCTCCTTACGATATTAAGGACAACCTCTATGGGCGTAAGGGATCAATGCACAAAGGATTTGATCACGATAAGTTTGCTGCTGATTGCGATACTAACGATATGGATCAGTTAATCAGTTATAACTCCGATCAACTTGTAAAAGACCGATTTAAGGACTGGAACGCTGCTGAGTTTGATTTGACTTATACAATGCGTTCTGTTGGTGAATATATGCGTGAGCAAAAACAACGTAAAGAACTATTGCTTTTTAATTATGAAATGTCAAGTAACATTGTATAAGGCAGGAACTGTATTTAAGGAAGAAGTGATTGCAAAGGATTATCAAGATGCCCGACAAGTTGCTCTCGCTCGTAATCCTGGCGCAAAAGTTGTTGGAGTAACTGCTGTTTTTTGATAGGAGAATTATCTTGCTTACCTACGAATATAAATTCACACCACATATTAATCCAGGTATACTTGAGTTTCAATTATACAAATATCATATTGATTTACTTTGGTCTTATATCAAAAAGTCTACTGTTAATGATGGGTGGATACTTGATAAAGATAATAACGTTGTTGAAAGGGGACCTTATCAACAATGGGCTTTGTATGATACAACTAAACTTTTTGAGTCTGAAGTTTTAATTCCAGCAGTTAATTCTTATATTAGTCGTTGGGGATATCCAATGAGTTGTAAAACAACTCATTATCCAATTCCTTGCCTTAATCGCTTTTGGACCAGAATTTCAAGAGCAGGAGAATATCAACCAATACATAATCACCAATCTATTTGGAGCTTTATTATTTGGATGAAGATACCTTTTGAATATCAGGATGAGCAAACTGAAGAACTTGCAGAATTATATCCAGAATCTGGAAATATGACTATTTGTTATCTTGATTCTGTTGGAAGAATTCAAAAAAAACCCTATAGATTGGGTAAGAATTATGAAGGAACTATGATTTTATTCCCTGGAGAATTCAATCATATTGTTTATCCATATCATACTAGTGACGAATATCGAATTAGTATAGCTGGAGATGTTGCAATTGATAGTATGCAACACTTAGAACCATTACCCACAAATACTTTTAATGATTTTAAGTATGGAAATTTCTATAATGCTGAAAACAATAATGAAGTAAATTAATGGAATTAAAAGATTGGTTAAATTCAATTAATCACACAAAAGATAATCTAGTATCTGATGATCCAACTTTAATTAAAAGTTATCCACCTTATATTATTAATAGGTGTCTATCATCTCATATTGACGCAATTTTTTTTGCAAATGAAATGAATAAAAGTCATTTTCTAGACAAGGAACTGCAATATTCTTTTTATCTAAATAGTTTGAGGAAAAAGAAGAGATTCTCTCCTTGGCTCCGAAAAGATAAAGTTAACGACCTTGATATTGTAAAACAATACTATAGTTATAGTAATGATAAAGCAATGCAAGCACTGAAAATTTTATCTAGAGAACAACTCGATTTTATTAAACAAAGACTTGATACTGGTGGAAAGAACAAATGACTAATAATACTATTGAACCTCAGGTTAATTGGACACCCAATATGATGGTGGAAGTTATTCTTAATGAACCTGACGACTTCCTTAAAGTTCGTGAAACTTTAACTCGCATCGGAGTTGCATCGCGCAAGGAGAAAAAACTCTATCAATCTTGCCATATTCTACATAAGCAAGGTAGATATTATATTACCCACTTTAAAGAATTGTTTGCTTTAGATGGCAAACACGCAAATCTTACTGTCAATGATATTCAAAGAAGGAATAGAATTGCAAGACTTCTTTCGGATTGGGGTCTGATTAGTGTTGTGAATGGAGACTCTATTAGTGACATTGCACCACTTAATCAAATTAAAGTTCTCTCTTATAAAGATAAAGGAGACTGGATTCTAGAACAAAAATATAATATTGGGTCTAAGAAGAAACCATCTGACGATGAGTAATAGAAACCGTATAAAAAAGTGAGGGGTTTACTACCCCTCTTTTTTTGTAATCTTGTATAATTAGTAATGGGTGCCGAAAGGGTCCACAAAATACAAACTCGCTTTTAAAGGAGCTACCATAATGACTAACCTTGTAACCTCACGGTTTACATCTGCGGATTTGCCTGCCTTGATGGACAGGATTACCCGCAATAGCATTGGAATGGATGAATATTTTGATCGTCTATTTAATCTTCATGAAACTACATCTAATTATCCACCATACAATCTTGTTCAGGTAAGCAATGTGGAATCACGCCTAGAACTTGCACTTGCTGGATTTAAAAAGGAGGAAGTTCATGTATACACGGAGTATGGAAAACTTTTTGTCGAAGGGCAAAAGGAGGACAGAGAGACTGATACCCATTACCTCCATAAGGGATTGGCTCAACGATCTTTCAAAAGAGCGTGGACAATCGCTGATGACACTGAAGTACGAGAGGTTGCCTTTGATAATGGATTGTTGACTATTGTTCTTGGTAAAGTAGTTCCAGATCATCATGCTCGTAGAGATTATCTCTAAATAAAATAAAAACAATGAAAACATTCCGCCAATTTATTACTGAAATTAAAACCATAGGTTTTAAAATGGCAAAACCCCATAAAGTTTATAGTAAAAATAGAGTGACAAACATTGGTGCTGGCAGAGCAGTTCCAAAAAGATCTGCATCAAGTGCTGGGGGTGATGGTGGTGATGGTGGCGGCGGAGATGAATAAATAATACTGAATATCGTCGGCGCAAGGGCGAGAGCTGGCAAATATCAGCTCTTGCCCCATTTTCTTTTTTGTGCTAGTATTTAAATAAAGTTTTATCAAAATTATGGCAATTAAATTAGCTGTTGTAAAAACAGGAGAACAGATTGTTACCAAAGTTGAGGAAATGCTTCTTGAAGATAAAGTAGTTGGATACTTTTTCATTAAACCTTGTTTAGTAAAAACTACAGATCCAAAAGTTAATAAATCAACTGGTAGTGCATCACTTGATATTAAATTGAGTCCATGGATTCCATTGGGCAAAGGAATTAGATTTCCAGTTCCTCTTGACTGGATTGTTACGTTTATTGATCCAGTAGACGAACTACACAAAATGTATGTTGTAGATATTCTTAGAGAAACTGAAGAAACTCAAGAACAATCTATTGTTTTAACCGATTCATGTGAGGATTGCTGATATGTCAAAAAATTCAAAGGTAATTATTTTTACTTCTGGTGGAACTCTGATTTCTCAAATTGAAGAAGCAGAATCTGCTGATATTGGAGAACCTGATTGTAAATTAGTTCAACCATTTAATATTATTTCTGATGGTACGCTGCAACCATGGTTAGGAGAAATGACCATTCAGAATGAATTCATGATTCATTCTGATAAAATCTTGACTATTGCCGAACCCACTGCTAGAATCAAGGAACTGTATGATGACTTGACTAAGTAATGAGGTTTTATACCAACGTCCAAATGGTCGGGGATCAATTTCTCGTAAGAGGATATGAAGATGGAAAACACTTCATGACTCGTGAGAAATTTACTCCGACCCTTTTTGTTACTTCAAATAAAAAAACGAATTATAAAACTTTATCTGGGGAATATGTAGAATCTATTAAACCTGGATTTGTAAAAGAATGTAGAGAATTTATAAAAAAATATGAAGGTGTAGACGGATTTAAGGTTTACGGAAATGAAAGATATATTTACCAATACATATCGGACAAATACCCACAATCTGAAATAAAATTTGATATTAGTAAGATTAAACTATTTACAATTGACATTGAGGTTGCGTCTGAAAATGGATTTCCAGACGTAGAAAACGCAGCAGAAGAAGTTTTACTTATTACAATTCAAGATTATACAACAAAAGAAATTATTACTTGGGGTCAAGGACCATTTAAATTAAATAAAGGCAATCTTTACTATAAAAGATTTAATAATGAGTATGACCTTTTAAATGATTTTATTAATTGGTGGATGGAAAATACTCCAGAAGTTATTACTGGATGGAATAGTAAATTGTATGATATTCCATATATTGTCCGCCGATTAGATAGAGTTCTTGGTGAAAAGTTGATGAAGAGATTGTCTCCTTGGGGACTAGTAACAGAACAAGAGATTTTTGTTACTGGAAGAAAGCAAATATCTTATGACATTGGTGGAATTTCTCAATTAGATTATCTTGATTTGTATAAAAAATTCACATACACCAATCAAGAATCCTATCGTTTGGACCACATTGCAAATGTTGAACTTGGTCAGAAAAAACTGGACCACTCTGAGTTTGATACGTTCAAGGACTTTTATACTAAAGGTTGGCAGAAGTTTGTAGAATACAACATCATCGACGTAGAACTTGTTGACCGTTTGGAAGACAAGATGAAATTGATTGAACTTGCACTTACTATGGCATATGACGCCAAAGTAAACTATGAGGATGTATTCTATCAGGTTAGGATGTGGGATACGATTATCTTTAATTATTTGAAGGAGAGAAATATTGTTATTCCTCCAAAAGAACGTTCAGATAAGGATTCAAAGTATGCTGGCGCTTATGTAAAAGAACCAGTCCCTGGTAAGTATGATTGGGTTGTGTCTTTTGACCTTAACTCACTCTATCCTCATCTTATTATGCAATATAATATCTCACCAGAAACTCTTCTGGAAGAGAAGCATCCAAATGTAACTGTTGACAAGATTTTAAATCAAGAAATTACATTTGAATTGTATAAGGATAAAGCAGTTTGTGCTAACGGTGCAATGTTTCGCAAGGATGTTCGTGGATTCTTGCCAGAGTTGATGGAAAAGATTTATAAGGATCGTACCATCTATAAAAAGAAGATGCTTGAGGCAAAGCAGGAGTATGAAAAGAAAAAGACTAAAGAGTTGGAAAAGGAAATTGCAAGATGTAACAACATCCAAATGGCGAGGAAGATTCAACTTAACTCTGCTTATGGTGCTATCGGCAATCAGTATTTCCGTTATTACAAACTAGCAAATGCAGAGGCAATCACCTTGTCTGGTCAGGTATCTATCCGTTGGATTGAGAATAAGATGAATGCATATCTTAATAAACTTTTGAAAACCGATGATGTTGATTATGTTATTGCTGCAGATACTGACTCCATTTATCTTAATATGGGTCCTATGGTTGAAACTGTATACAAGGGAAGAGAGAAAACTACTGAAGGCGTTGTTACGTTCCTTGATAAGGTCTGTAAAGTGGAACTTGAAAAGTATATTGAAGGTTGCTACGAAGAACTGGCTCAGTATGTGAATGCTTATGACCAGAAGATGCAGATGAAGCGTGAGAACATTGCTGAGCGTGGAATCTGGACTGCGAAGAAGAGATACATTCTGAATGTCTGGGATAGTGAGGGTGTTCGTTATGAAGAACCTAAACTCAAGATGATGGGCATTGAGGCGGTTAAGTCTTCTACTCCTGCACCTTGTCGCAAGATGATTAAAGATGGTTTAAAACTTATGATGAGTGGAACTGAAGAGGATGTAATTAACTTCATTGATAAATGTAGATCTGAATTCAAATCTCTTCCACCAGAACAGATTGCATTCCCCCGTACTGCTTCCGATGTTCGCAAATACCAGTCCCCTTCAAGCATTTATGTAAAGGGAACTCCAATTCATATTCGAGGAGCACTTTTGTTTAACCATTATGTTAAACAAAAAAAATTGACTAAAAAATATTCTCTTATTGCAAACGGAGAAAAAATTAAATTTGTATATTTAAAAAAACCAAATACAATACAAGAAAATATTATCTCGTTTATTCAAGATTTTCCCAAGGAACTTGATCTTGACAAATACATTGATTATGACTTACAATTTGAAAAAAGTTTTGTAGATCCACTAAAATCTATTCTTGATTCAATTGGATGGAATGTGGAAAAAACTGTAAACCTTGAATTATTTTTTGCTTAATGGATTTGCCTATTAATGACAACGAACTGAATACTATTATTCGCGCCATGTCTCTGGGAGGAGATTCAGCACTTTATCAAAAACTTAAATTAGTTAAAGAACTTAAAGAACAAGGTTTACCTTATAAAGAAATACTTCGTAAAGAATACGGGATGGTAGCGTGATGATTAAACTGAATTATTACATTAAAGAGTTTCCAAACACATCACTCTTTAAATTTTTTAAAACTGAAGAGGCAGTAGAGACGTTTAAATCTCAACATCCAGATTATGTTTTTATTGGAGATAAGTGATGGATTTTCTTAAAGATATTGTAAAAGAAATTGGTGATGACTTTACTAAGTTAGCATCAGATATTGATGAGACTGAGACTTATGTTGATACGGGTTCATACATTTTTAATGCACTGGTTTCAGGTAGCATATTTGGTGGTGTATCTGGGAATAAGATTACTGCTATTGCTGGAGAGTCTTCTACTGGAAAGACTTTTTTCTCTCTCGCCGTTGTTAAGAACTTTCTTGATACTAATCCCGATGGTTACTGCCTCTACTTTGATACTGAGGCTGCTATCACTAAATCTTTGATTGAATCTCGTGGAATTGATACTTCTCGTTTGGTGGTTGTTAATGTTGTTACTATTGAAGAGTTTCGCGGGAAGGCATTAAAGGCAGTTGATTTGTATCTTAAGAAACCTGTAGAGGAACGCAAACCTTGCATGTTTGTGCTAGACTCTTTAGGTATGCTTTCCACAGAGAAAGAAATCACTGATGCACTGAACGACAAACAAGTTCGTGACATGACCAAATCTCAATTGGTTAAAGGTGCATTCCGAATGCTCACACTCAAACTAGGTCAAGCAAATGTCCCGCTCATTGTCACAAATCATACATACGATGTCATCGGAGCTTATGTACCAACGAAAGAAATGGGTGGAGGTTCTGGTCTCAAGTACGCAGCAAGTACGATCATTTATCTCAGCAAAAAGAAAGAAAAGGATGGAACAGAAGTGGTCGGCAATATTATCAAGGCTAAGACTGCTAAATCGCGTTTGAGTAAGGAGAACAAAGATGTTGAAGTCCGTTTGTAT